TTTAACCAGTCTTGGATGACATAGTTTTGTTGGTTGTCGCCATAGTCTCTAGCTACCATCTTATTAACTAATATCCATTTACCAATGCCGCAGGTTTCATGNTCTGTGCCATAATCTANATAGCACATCANTTCTTGCGGTATTGGTTTTACTTCACCAGCTAAGTCTAACTTCAGTTGCTCATCACGCTTAGTGTCCATGCCGAACGCATANACCTTAAACAAAGAACTACGAAGATTGTAAGACTTTGCCGAATTGTTTTTCATCGGTTCTACCATCTGCAATACCTCCAGTTTTCAATTGATTTTCTATTTCTTTCTCTTTATCTTTTGCACTTTGCACTGCTACAAGATTGTCATCAGTCACCTTGGTTTCTTCTTGCGGCAGGAACGGCAGCCTATAAGGTTTTGGCGAACCATTATGATACAAAGATAAACCTAGTCCAAACTTAGCGAACGCTTTGACCATGCAACGCTGCATATTGTCTTGTATATCACTTGCGTTTGGATTAGATATAGCATCGTAATTATTATCATAAACAGGCAAAAAAGCCTCTTTATGTAAGTTTCCGATATGCACTATGCATTTTAATAACATGGTGCCGTCATTGTATTTTTCAGAAGGTAACCACTTCACTTGATATTCAGGGTANAAATGTAGCATGATTTGGTCTGCATAATGCCATGGCAAATAAGAATATCTACCTTTGTTGTCGACCATGCCTGTTACATCTACCTGAGATAGCGTTTGGTATACCTCTTTGTATGTAGGTTGTGTCATATTTAACTCCATATTGTTAATTGATGTCTATATTATAATACAAAAAAATATTAATACAAGTTGATTTACACATTTATTTACATTATAATAACAAACAAATAACAATAGGAGAGCAAAATGGGTAAGATGAAAGAACTTTTATATGATGAAGAGCATGGCAGATATAAAGATATCGAAGAATTTATAAACGAAGATTCGATTGCTGCCTTCGAAGCACAGGTAGAGGAAAAAGAAAATGAATCAGAAGGAGTTTAATGCTTTTATGGATGTGGTTGAGAACACATATCCTAAACAAGCTAAGATAAATAATGTGCAGCGTGGCATGTTTTGGCTAAGTTTACAGAAGTATAGTTTAGATGATTGCATGTCAGCATTGCTTTTGCATTGTGAGACAGACGATGGTGAATGGAAGCCACAGATATGTCATCTTACTAAATTTCTTAAAACATCAGAAGAGACTGTACGAGCTATGTTCAACGATTTTTTTAAGCGTAAAAAAGTCGAAGATAAAAAGGCTGTTGAAATATACAATAGACTTGGCGGCTTAGAAATGCATAAGTTGCCTGAGTATCAGACGAGAAAGTTAGAAGACAAGTTCGTGCAATTGTATTTAGAAGAGGGTAGTAGAGAAACTTTTGCTGCACTNCCTNACAAATTAAAAACAAAACTTATAGGTAATAAATCATGATGCAAGCTGGTAAAGGCGACCGATATAGGCCTGTCGATAACGATAAATTTAACAAAAACTTTGATAAGATTTTTAGAAAAAATAAAAAAAAGGAGGAAAAAAAGAAATGACCACTTATGTTGTAAGAATGAAAGAAGGTAAAGAGTTTGTTGGTATTTATGCTGCCCGTAATCGACCTAGCCTTTTTTGGTTAGTTGACCAATTGTGCGACCCTTACGCTTGTGAATATTCTAAATTAAGTGTCGGTGGCTTACATTTTATTGGTAAGTGTTCGAAATTTATAACTTTAGATAATCAAACTGAGAAAGAAATCGAACAGGGTATTGAGCTTAATGGACCTGAATTTACAGAAGAAATGTTAACATTCGAAGGGAAATGGAAAGAACTTACTGAGGATTGCTATGATTAGGTTGGGTGAAGAAGAGTTAGAAAAAGCCGTAATAGAGATTAGAGAGAAAGGTGCTGAACTTGCTGAAGCTGAGGCACAGTATCAATATCTAGAATCTATGCACAAAATAACTAAAGCTACAGTATTTTTAGAAACTGCCGGCCAAGGATTGACTGTAAGAGATAGAGAGTGTATGGCCGAATCGCATAAAGATGTTATAAAATATGTGCCTTTGATAAAAGAAGAAAAGAAAAAGTATTTATCTTTGCGTCATCATATCAGTAGTATAGAAACATCTTGCAATTTATTTAGGACTAACTCAGCAAATCTTAGAGGTGAGAAAAAACTGTACGGGGAACTTGGTTGAAATATTACAAACAAAATAATAAGTTTGATTTTGACTTGGATTTCGGACTTATATCTGAAAAGTATTATGGAAAAGTCCTACATGATTTGATTGAGGGTAAATCTGAGTGCAAGGCAGAGAGAGATATATGGACTAGCACAGGAAATATGTTTGTCGAATACGAGTCCAGGGGACACAAAAGCGGAATAGCTATGACTCATGCAGAGCATTGGGTTGTATCTTTTTATAAAGAAAATAAGGTATGCTTTACCTTGACTGTGCCTATCGAAGACATGAAAAAGATAGCAAGGAAAGGTAGACCAAGTATAGGAGGAGACGACAATACATCTAAAGGNATGTTGGTAAAGATAAAAGATGTTATAGACTATTTTATGGATGGCCAAGAAACCTAACAAAGNTACACAAGAAGAGTATCAAAAAGCAATAGAGTATGGATGTATTGTATGTAAAAAAAAATATGGTGTGTATACTCAGCCCTGTATTCATCACATTACAGGTGCAGGAATGGCGTTGAAGAATAAGGATTTTATTCCACTCTGTCATCACCATCATCAAGGAGGAGAGGGTATACACACTTTAGGAACTAAGATTTGGGAAGAGAAATATGGTACACAAGAGGATTTGTTAAATGAGTTTAGAAGCTCTTATAAGAAAGGATTTGATTGAAAAAGGCGTTGTCGTACATTTTACATCAGACAAAGACTCTTTAGTTGACATAATCTGCAACTATAACGGACGATTTGGAATGTTCAAGTTTTTGACACACGATAATTTTATCACCGATGGCATGACAAAGATGAAAAAAAAGTTTCATAGGTGGTATCATATCGTTCGTGTACCTAATGATTGTTTGGTAATATTGAGCGGCAAGGAGATAGAAAAGCCGGTCAAAGAGCAAAGCATAGTTGGCGAACAGAAAAGCAGAAAGAAATATAAAGAATACGAAATGGATGATTTCCAAAAATTTTTATTGGGGCAGGCTAAATGGCGGAAGAAATAATAATAGAAAAAAATATTAAGATAGATTTCATTAACAATGGAAGACCAACAAAATATAAAGATTACTTAAACGCATTTATGTCTATGGACTATGGAGATTCGTTTGTTGTCAGAGATTACAAAATAGTAGACGCTGTAAGAAATTATGCATGGAAACAAAAGGTTCCTTGTAAGTTTAGAACAATTGCAAAAGAAAAGTATAGGATATGGAAAGTTACAGATGAAGATTTTTCATAGTAGACGGGATGCCAGGTGGTGGGAGATAAATGCTAAGGATGCACTGGGCAATAAAAAATGGACAGATGAAGATATTGAAATATTAGATAAGATAGAGGAAAGTTCTAATAAAGATAACAAAGGCAGCGTTTATTTTCCTTGGGGTTTGAATGTACATTTACAAAGATATATGATAGAACAATATAAAGCTCGAGGTAAGGAATACTTAAATTCTATGGGCAAAAGAGTTATAGATGAAAGACGGAGGATTAAAGAGACCCGTGAAAGCTGAGTTATTAACTTTGTTAACTGCTAAGTCGATGAACTACGAAATATCATCTACTAACCACAACGCTATAACCAGTGAAGACATTGCACATTTTCTTGGTACTAAAAATCTAAAAGATGTTGAGTATGATTTTCTGATGGCCAAATACACTGACGATAATTATTCTAGGTCTTTAGTCTTCCACGAAATATATCAAGACTTCTGCACAATTTTTATGAAATATGTTGATGTAGATGTGTTAAAAAAAGACAGACATCTAATAAGAAACTTTGTTAACTTAGCATTGAGAGAAGTAATATATCCTAATTGTTTTATGTGCCAGGGCAGAGGAACTATTGCTAATGGCAACAGTATAGAGAAGTGTCAGCATTGTGATGGGACAGGCCAATTCATATACGATGATGATAACCGACCTGAGTTTTTAGGTTATGATAAAAAAGAATATTCTAAATTTAAGAAACCCTACTTAGAAGCACTAGAATTTACAAAAAATATTGAAATCAACGCATTATCTAAGATTGGGGACGATTCTTAGAAAAAAAGTGGCCCTAGAATGCCCGTAATCGCATTTAAATGACCTTTGTGATACCTTACTACCCCCTANTGAGTTAATCTATTTTCATCCCTCTTAGGCTCATTATCTGAGGTTTCGTTGTTTTCCTCTTCTGTATTGTCTTGTATCATAGCTAATTTTGGTTTTAGTGCAGGAATTTTGCTAACAAGGCCCTGTAATTCTTCTAATAACTCAGCATCTGTTTTATTTTGNCCGTTCTCTACATTCAAGTTTATATTNTGTGAACTGAAACCACCTAACTCNAAAACAAGTTTTGCTGTATTTAGTTTTACAGAATCTTGTTCTGAATGTAATAAGTTTTGTAGAACNGAAATAGCNAGTCCTGATGTTCCTGCTATGCGTTCATCATGTTTTTGTTTTATCTCTGCAATATATTTGTTTTTTAAATAATAGCCCATTTGTCTAGGGTCTTCTTTCCA